TCCTCGTCGTGGATGATCGCGACGACGTGGTCCTCGGAGACGAGGGACCGTCCAGCGCCCATGTCCATCGCCGGGCCGCTGACGAGGATGATGGACCCCTTCGGGATGCGGACCTCGACGAGCTTCCCATCGCGAACGACGCCGGGGCCGACGTCGATCACGCGGTGGAACTTGTACTCCTGCCGCGCGGTGTCCGGCGTCACGATGAGACTCTGCGTCTTCGGCTTGTGCTCGACGACGAGAAGCAGGTTGCGGAGCGGCTCGATCTTCCCATTCACGTTCATGGCTCTCTCCTTCGGGTCGGGGTCAGGGCTGCGGCGCGCGCGCGCCGGTGAGGGGGTTCGTGGGCATGTTCGGGCCACCATCGGGCGGCGGACCTCCGAGCGGGCGCGCCTTGCTCGGGTCGGGCGGGCCGTCGGACAGGTCGCCGTTGGCCTTCGGCCCCGCGCCCTTCGGCGGCGGCGGCGCCGTTGGCGCGGGCGGTCCTGCGGGCGGCGGCGGCATCACCGACTGACCGGTGACGAGCGCGAGCGCGGGATCCATCGCAAGCCACTTCTGCTGGTGCTCGAGGATGTGCTGCATCACGCGCTCGGAGGCCGCCTTGTCGAGCCGCACGTTCTGCTGCGCGAGCACGGCCGTGTGCTCGCGGATGTGCACCACGTGATCGTCGGTCACGTTCGTGACGACGGGCCCGCTCCCGTCCGCGAGGTATTGGTTCTCGCGAATGATGAGGTCCTCTGCGGCCTTCTCGCTCATGAACACGTCGTCGAGGCGGCCCGTGGTGAGCACCTCGAAGTATTTCCCCGGCCGCTTGACCAAGCCGTACTGCAAGAACTGCGTGGCGATCTCCATCTTGCCCGCGGTCTGGTCCTGGAGCGGCGAGCCGACCTCGATCACCACGCGTTGGATCGTCGAGAGGTCGTCCTTGGACCACTCGCGCATCGCGCCGCGGTTCGCGCGCCCGACCGTCTCCACCTGGCGCTTGTTGTCGGCGTAGCGCTTGAGGATCATGAGCCGATCGCTCGCCACGCCCTCGTCGTGCGCGACCACGGCCTGTTGGAGGTTCGCGTTGAACGCCACGGCGAGCGACTGCACGAGCGCGAGCGCCGCGCCGCTCTTGAGCTGCGGCAGCGGGTCGCCGCGCACGACGCTGTTGATGCCCGACAGCGTCTCCATGAGGGTCTGGAGCTTGTCGATCGCCTCCATGAGCGGCTTGGGCAGGTCGAGGAGCTGCAACGGCCGCGGGATTCCGCCGTCGGTGAGGTTCGGGTCCGGCGTCCACTCGAGCATCTGGAGGCCCTTGCCGAGCGACTCCGGCGTGAAGTCGGAACCCTTCGGCACGAGCACGCTCTGCAGGCCGTACGCGTCGATCATCGAGAGGACCGTGTCCCACGCCGCGTCGTACGCCTCCTGGAGCGCGAGCAGGTCGAACGCGGGCGAGTGCCCTCGCTCCACGGCGACCTCGCGCTCCGGCATGATGCGGCGGAGCGGGATGCGCTCGAGCTCCATCGGGCCGTCGTGCAGGAGCACGTCACCGACGACGATCGCGTGCCGGCCCTGCTCGAGTGACGGACACGGCAGGTGGTAGAGCCACCAGACCGTAACGATGTCGGTCTCCTGCGTCGACTGCGGGCGGTCGAACGGCTGCGCGCTCCACGCGCTGCGCGGCCATCGCTGCTGCGGCGAGCCGCGGAGCTTCAAGATCTCCTCGCGCTGTTCGGGGTAGTGCGCGACGAGGTCCCACACGTTCGCGCGGTAGGGGAGGATCGCCCACTGCAACTCGCGCGCGGTCGCGTCGATGTCGTGGATGACCTCGACGGGCGTGAAGACTTGGACGTCGATGTCGCCCTCCCACACGACGCGGGCGGGCGGCTGCTCGGCCGGGTCCGCTCCCTCGACGGGCTGCGGCGCCGCGTCGAGCGCGAGCGGCCGACCTCGCATGACGTCCCAGCGCTGCGCGGTGTAGCCCTCGCCGAACATGAGCGAGGCGCGCGTCGTGCTCACGCGCGTCCCCTCGTCGTCGAGCGAGCGCGCGTAGTACTCGAGCAGCGCCTTGGCCAACGTGACCTGGTTCGCGCTCTCGATGTCGTTGTTCGTCGCGCGCGGGTCGTACGCCAAGCGGCGGTTGACCACGGTCGCGATGATGCCTTGCAGGATGCTCCGGTAGTGGTTGACCCGGACCATCACGAGCTCGCCGGCCTCGCCGCCGAACTGCACGGCGACGCTGTTCGCCATGCCGCCGTTGGCGTCCTGGCCGTAGTAGACGCGCTCGGAGCGGCGGAAGAGGTCGATGCGTCCATCGCGGCGCAGGCGGTCGCGGTAGCGCAGCGCTTTGGACAAGATGGTCTGCGGCAGCTTCTCGCCGTCGACGGTGGCCCAGTACCGATCGTTCGGCAGGTCGGGCGCGGTGGTGAGCTGGGCAACGGGGGCGTTCATCGTCGGTCTCTCCTCGGTCGTAGGGCGTCACGCATGCGATGCAGGCGCGCGATCTCCGCGCTCGCCGCGGGCGCCTTCGCGCCTCCCGTGACGATCTGCGCGTAGCGGTTGAAGTGCTCGGGCGGCGCCGGGTTGTGCGTCCGGTCCACCTCACGCTCGAGGTACATCGCGGCCGCCACGCCGTCGAAGTGGCCGTAGCCCTTCACGCGATCGAACGCGGTCCGCTTCTCGTTCCAGATGCCGTTGCGCAGGTGCGCGCGGAGCTGCTCGCACCTCGGATGGATGCGCCAGCGTCCGCGCCCGATGGCGAGCCGGAGTTGGTTCACCGCCGCGTCGCGGTCCTGGTTGCGGGCCATGCGCCAATGGTGCTCGGCGGTCGGGTCGTCGTCGTCCTGGAGTCGCCGCAGGTCCGCGAGCACGATGGCGCTCGCGTCGATGGAGCGGCGGTAGATCGGCGCGTCGCCCCAGCGCTCGCGCGCGACCGCGTCCACGCGATGCTGCACGTCGCTCGTCGTGGCGCGCGCCTCGACGTACTCGTCCACGACGTCGAGCATGCTGTCCGCGAAGTTCCACTCCGCGAAGAGCGCGAACGTCAGGTCGACGAACCCGAGGTCGCCGACGATGTAGCGGTCGACGTGCTCGGCGCCGCCGCACTCGACGACGATGGTGGACTCCATCTTCGCGAACTCGGGGACGAGCGCGCGTTCGGTGTCGACGACGAACTCCGCGAGGCCCTCACGGCGCCACGAGATGGCATCGGGGCCGCCCGAGTCCGTGCAGAGCTCGGCGATGGTCTCGCGGTCGACGAACGGCGCGTCGTAGATCGTCGCCGTCATGGCGCACTGCGAGACGTCGGCCTCTCGGAAGAACTCGACAAACTCGTGCGCTGGCGTCTCGGGCGGGCTCGACCCGATGAGCATGATCCCGCGCGTCGTCGCGAGCTGGTAGAGCAGGACGCTCGTCACGACGTAGCGAAGGATCGGGATGAACCCCGCCTCGTCGACGATGACCCGGTGCGCCTTCGGTCCGCGCAGGCGGTCGGCCTTGACCTTGTCCTCGCACGCGGCGAGCACGATGCGCGAGCCGTTGTGCGGGAAGCGCACCTCGTCCTTGACGATCTCGGGCCGCACGTCGGGCGGCGCGGTGTCGATGATCTCCGCGAAGATGGGGACGATGAACTCGCGCAGGCTCGTCACCGTCGAGGCGGCGTAGGGCACGCGCGCCTTCGGCGTGCGGAGGCAGGTCTCGATCGCCTGCGTCGCGAAGAAGTGGCTCTTCCCCCAGCGGCGCGCGATGTTGAACACGTAGCGCCGGCCCTTGCCGCTCTGCACGAGCCGGAGCGCGGCGCGCTGCCCCTTGGCGCGGTCGTCCACGCCGTCGTGCAGCATCCACGAGAGGTCGCCCCGTCGCCACAGCGCGTGACGAGCCGCCTGCGAGACCGCATCGGCCCCGAAGCGCTCGTCTGCCTCTGCGAGCGAGAGGGCGGCGGTCACGACGATGCGCCTCCGATGCGCAGGTCGAGCGCGAACGGCTCGACGTAGGACAACCACAGGCGGTCCGGCGTCAGCTCGACGTCGGCGAAGAACACGTCCCCCGTCTGCGCGTACTCGAACGCGGAGAGCGGGCCACGTGGGAGGTCGCGGAACTGGTTGTCGCCGTCGATGGCGATGGACACGCGGTTCGGCATCGCGCCGACCACGCGCACCATGCGGCGCGTCGTGACCGGCGACGCCGCGACGGCAACGGGCTCGCGGTAGGCGGTCA